GTAATGGTTAGCGTCTGCAGTATCTATAAAGCAAACCTCTATTAGCATGGATTTTGCAACAGTTCGTCTTATTACATAAAGTCCTTTACCATCTTTAACACCTCTATTTTTAAAGCCTAGCTTAGAGATATTAGCGCACACATCTATTGCATCCTGATATTGTCTGCCCGCATAAGTATAGGCTTCTACGCCCTCACCTCCCCCAGCATTAAAATGTATAGATATAAACCAATCCAAATCCTGTCTATTTGCTTGATCCATTATTAAAGATAAACTTTGATTAACACTATTTGCAGAATCTACAGTGCAATTTATAGCGTTATGGCCAGCTTCTTTAAGTAGCCTTCTGACCTCTGCACCGACTAGCCTTGTATGTTCTCCCTCTTTTATAATGCCTACTGCTCCACTGCCGAACCCACTAATTGTGTGGCCATCATTTATTCCAAAATTCATAATCTTATCCTCCTATTTAAATATATTTTGCTGAATTGCATAAAAAAAGAATCCAAGTAAACTTGTTACCCAAATTCCCATAAACCATTTCATTGTGCTTGTTAGATTTTTTATATTTTCACATAAATTTTTTATTTCCACTTTAAATTCTGATTGGCCTTGTTCCAATTTATCTATTCTTTCTGAGTGATTATTTAATCTTTTATCATGCAATTCTAATTTTTCTTTTATTCCATTATGTTTTTCTAAGCATAGATCATCGTTCATGGTGCACCTCCTATATTTTTAAAATTAGAAAGAGGACTATTAAAGTCCCCTTAGTTACTGTGCAATTTTGATTTGATATGATAAATTATTAACTTCTATTTATTAATCTATCATATTCGTTTAGTAGATCATCTAGCTTTTGGCTAAGCACTACTAATTCTGGGTCAGTTAATTTTTCTTTTTCATTCATTAACTGATGCATTAAAGTTCTGAGTTCTTCAATTTTTTGTGTTATTTCTTTCAGTTGTATCATAATATCCCTCCTTCCACTAACAATTGTAGCGAAAGTAGGATTATGATTGTAAATAGCTTCAAGATATCTGCATTTTAATGTAATATAAAAGACACTCTTACGAGTGCCCTTAGTTGTGTCGCCATATTTTCCTATTGTTCAATAAAAAACACTCTATTGCTAGAGTGCTTTTTAACTTTATTTTGTTAAAAATCTAAATTTCTAATTTAATATCTTAACTCACTTTTGTAATTGTAACAGTATAAGCTGAGCCATTATGTGCAACCCCGTTACTCTTAAGTAGTAACCTATAATTGAGTTGACCCGCCTCTGCTGCTGTTACCGTAATATTAGTAGGGAAGGTATAAACCATAGGTGGAATAGGTAGGTTTATTATAGGATTTGTATAATTAGTACCAACTAAAGTTAATGATAAGCTACTAATACTATTTGTTACACTGATACTATATGTTCCTGGCTTCTGAAATTCAATACCATATCCATCAGTATTCTGACCTAATAACATATTTTTTTCTGTCCAAGTTGTATTGTAAGTATTACTATCGTTGCCACAATTAACCCATGATTCATTGTTCCCTCCAACACTCATGCTTACTGCAATCGTTGTAGCCTCTTGTGGGGTGATCTTCAATATATAAGTCATTCCTGGAAGTAACACTGTAGAAATTATATTCGAGTTTCTAGAAGCACCCGAATCATAAGAAATAAATTGCTCCCTTCCACTAGCTATTAAAGAACTTTTTACCGGGCAAGAACCCGTTATGTTAAAAAATCTTACACTTTCATCAGGAACAGTTATAATATATAACGCCGTATAACCTTTCCCAACGCTTTTATAATCAGTTTGACCGTCTACCAATGTAGTAGATTCTCTAGTTTTAGAAGCCAACGTTTTCGATTTATCCTCAGTACTGAATTTATTTGTTAGTTCAGGTGTTCTATATTTAATTCCATCTAATGCTATTTTAGTTTCAGTTGTCTTACTAGAATCCTTAGGTGATGCATTTGTGCTTGCAAATGCAGGCATAGAGTTAAAAATTAAGCTTGAACATAATAAAACCATTGACATTTTTTTACTAAAGTTTTTTAACATGAAATTTCTCCCCTATATTAGATGGCCATCTAAAGTATAATTTAGCTATGCTTATATTATTCTATATTTATACATAATATCCTCTTTTTTATTAAAAATATATTTTTAATACATTAATTACTTATTATTCATTTTATTTCTTCTTCTTGAATAAGACACTTGCTTGACTTTATAGCAATAGGACAAAGAAAAAAGACTATTGCTAGCCCATATATTGCCCTTTAAAAATAATTAAGTTGTGTCGTGATAGTTTCCTATTATTACTCAGAAACTAAACAACTTCTGCTAAAGCTAATAAAGCATTTTCTGTAGCAGTTTTATATTCCGCTATTAAAATATCCTCTGTTCTGAAAGGTTCATTGGTTTTAAAATTCATCTCTTGTGTGCTTATTTTTTTAACCAAAATATCTACCAAATACTGTTTTATTACTACCATTATAATACACCTTCGCTTTCTAATAATTTAGTTTCTAATTGTACTATTTTTTCTGCATCTGTTTGTACATGCTCTGCTTTACTATCCACCACAATAGATTTAGTAATAGTGTCTATATGATAAGATAATACCTCTTTGAGTCTTATATCTCCAAAAGGTAAATCTATGAAGTCAATTTGTAGTGGTCGTAATCCTTCTTGTAAATTACCACTCATTTCCTCAAAACAATTATCTAAAACTTTACCTGTTAATTTATCAAATATTATTCTTTTTCCATATTCCATTTTTCCAATACCTCCTATTTATTTATTTATTCCCATATGCGTGCCAATATACAGTTTTCGCCGTATATGCAGGGGAGTTTACTTTGCAAGTAAATAACCCATTTTGACCACGGAAATTCATATTAGAAACACTAGTAACTGACTGAAACTCATACGTTGAAGCTGTCTGTTGTTCTGACCAAAATGTATTATCTACGGTAACAAAACTAGGCGTAAAATCTAGTCCAGCAACCGTGATATAACCAGATGAATCATTTACTGCGCTACCACTTGCGTAGCACTTACCACCTAAACTTGCTACCGAAATATTGTTAGTAACTTGACCAGCAGAAGCATAGTAACCAGCTGGTATTGTAGTAACTTGACCACCATATGTTTGAGTTGTACTGATTGCAGTATTACTAGCTAAACTTGCAGTTATTGTACCTCCTGAAGTATAGCCTGACGGAATTACTTTTGTTCCACCTTGTGTAGTTATTGTTGCTGTCTGACTTCCATTATTAAGCATAGTTCCATTTGCACCTGCTATAATAGTTCCTGCTAATACTTTATCAACGGGGACTACAACCGCTCCTATCGTTCCACCCGTTGTGTAGCCTGTTGGTATTGATTGAGATGAAGTAGTAGGTGTCCTATTAATCGCACCATTATTAGGTATATTACCTGTTACTTTTACTCCATTAACATAAGCAGATTTTCCTGTAATAATACCATCTGCATTTGCGTTTGCATCAGAAGTTTCTACAACACTGGCTTTTCCTAACAATCCAAATATCTTAGTATTGGCTTTAATATTAGCAGATGTAAAATTAGCATCATCATAATAAGTAGAACCACTGCCATCATAATAACCTTTCACAGGGTTAAGGTATATTCTATTGGGTGTACTATACCCCTCAACAGCTACACAGGCTGTATTTATACCACTATTATTAGGCATTGTTCCTGTTACTTTTGCTCCTTTTACATATGCAGTTTTACCACCTAATAGTTCACTTGCTGTGACGGTTGCATCATCAGTAAAAGTACCTGTTATTCCAACTGTTCCACCTACTTGTACACCTGATTTTATATTACTTGCAGTTAAATTTAGTATACGTTGTTGCATTTGTGTAGAGTTATCTATATATCCTAAATCCTGTAAAAATACTTTCAATATTGAGTGTATTCCTAAATAATTAGGGTCTTCTACAAGAGATACTATACTTGAACCTCCACCTACTTTTAAAGTAGTATTTTTTAGGTTAGGCATTGTGCCAGTTAACTTAACTAGGGAGTTATCACTATATCCAGTTTTTCCAGACAATACATCACTAGCAATAAAGTTTCCACTTAATTCATCACCTCCTTCACCCAATAGGATAAAATTTGAACCATCAAAAAATAGTGTATATACACTAGCGTACAATTTAGCATTACTTCCATTAGCCTTTTTAATTAGTAATGGTGTACTAGTATTATTCATCTTTAATGCTGGTGTAGATATACTAGAAGTATTAAATTTTATAGTAAATTTTTGATTTGCATTAATGATTTCTGTTGTATTTATATTATAAATATCTCCAACATTAGTTGTTGTACCCAAATGTGGTACTTTAGAGGACATATCTGAGAATTTTGTATTAACATACTCTAGGTTAGCTTTTTCCTTTACTGCACCAGTTCCATTTAGTGCGGTTATTTTATCTATGTTATCTTTTATTTTTGTATCTATAATTGTATTATCTGCATTAAAATCGTCTCGTTTTATTAAATCTGTACCTATCCAATTATTTAGCCCAATATTAGGCGTTTTATTTGTACTGCCCATTTATTAATCACTCTCCTTAATTCGTAACTTTTACTTCTAGTAAATCCCATGTTAAATTCTTTGATTCTAAACCATTCCAGTTAAAGTTCCAACTCTCAAATAAGTCCCAATAAAGATATATAAAAATATATGAAAATGGCAAATGAGCAGGTTTAATATCGTCTACTAATTCCAAAAGTCCTTGTAAATCAGTTGGAACTCCACCAACATCTATAAATCTTAATTGTATCTTTCCATTTATAAAGTCAACTGCTACATGTCCACCTTTCCAACTCTTACATACTGCCTTAATAGATGCTAAATCACATTTACTGTCCGATTTCCACTTGGCTTCAATATAACTTCTTCTATCTTCTATTGAATTTAATGGGTTAGTTTTTATTCCTAATACCCTTTCATAGTAGGGCAGAAATTCTAAAGAAATAGTCTTGAAATTGTATTGTTTTTCTAGTTCGACCATGGCACTTTTTATTGTATCTAATTCAATTCCACCACTTTTAAATATTTCTAACAACCATAAATCATCTCTAAATATTTCATGCATATTTTGGATTAAATTATCTTTTTGCATTATATTATTGTCACCCCACCTACTATTCCAACCTCTTCTGTTCCTATAGATATGTTAGCAATTCCAGTATTAACTTTTAGGTTTGTAAAATCCTGTACTCCCTCGGTAGCTAATATTATGCTAGATATTTTTGCATAGCTTACATAATCTTGTTTAAAAGCTATTTCCTGTAGATATGATATTATATTTAATTTTATATTGTTTTTAATATTTTCTAATGTATAATTTTGTACTTCTTGTATATCTACTTCTATATTAATTAATTTTGAAGTAGCAGAAACCACCGTACAATATGCTCCTATGGGTGCTTCGCCTTCTCCTATTCCAGTTGTATTAGGGTCTATATAATCCTGTACCTTTTTAATTATATCTGTACTAGCAACCTGTTTATTAGAGTCTATAATTATTACTTTTACAGTATTAGCACCGTTCCATAGTGGAATAACTTTAGCATCTCCTACACCTACTATTTTTCTTGCCCATAATATATAATGAAATTTATTTCCAGAAGTAGCAGGTATTCTTAAAGCTTCATAGTATCGTTCTCTTAAAAGCTTATCTGTTTCTTCAGCAAATCCATCAAAACTCGAATTAACATTATTACAACTTATAATACCTGCAATTGTTACTGGAAATTGAGTTATACTTCCACTGCCTACATTCCCACTACTTCCTGCTATTAATGCTTCTACACTTATTGTACCTACATCAATTATTGTTAAGTTTTGTAATGACTTAAATTGTATACCATTAACAGTTGCAAATAAGTCTCCAATGGCTATATTTCCATTACCTGTAATAGTTAAAATAGCTTTTGAAAATGTAGCAATTTTTCTATCAATACCTTTTCTTTGGGTACAATATTGTGTTAAATCATCTCCAACTAACTTGTCCACATCTAATTTATTAAATAAAGTTTGCAACCCCAACCAAATGTTATTACTCTCCATTGCAAAACTTTTAATAATATCAGCGGTCGCATTACCTTCTGTTTTTTCATATTCATCAGAAATATTTGATAACATTTCTTGATTAATATTATCTACCGTTTTAGCTTCATACATATATTTCACCTCACCTTCTATAAATTTTGATTAATATTTATGATAGAATTGTCTTTTAAAATAACTGTGAACTCTACTGTCAAAGTTCTTTTTATTTGACTGATTTTAAAATCCTGAACTTTATCTATGCATCTATGTTTTAAAAGTGCATCTTTTATTTCTAATTTTAATTCTGTTTCTATAACAATATTTAACTTTTGACCTATAAGGTCTTCTACATTACAATAAAAATCTGTATTATTATAAACATTAACTTTATCTTTATAGGTTAATAAAATTAAATCAATCCATTGTTTTATTTGCTCAACATTTTCAACTTTTATATTCTTTCCATCTATTATTATGAATTTTTTCTCTGTAAAATCAAACTTTAAGGCTTTTCCTAATGGTGTTATTGTAGTTTCCTCAGTAACATTATCAAAATCTTCTAAAATTGCTTCTTCTTCTATATCTATAAATGGTAAAATACTATCCATTTATATCGCCTCAACTTTATCTACAATAAAAAAAGTTTGTCCTGAAACGTCTGAAATAACAAGCACCTTATCATCAATTTTTAAAATTTCTTTATAGGTTATAACTGCATTGTAGTCGTTTTTAAGAGGTACATTTATGCCAATACTACTATCCCCTCTACTATCTATTGCAGTTGCTCCTATTGTATATCCATCTATCTTTAATGTAGCTTTTCTTTCTGTTTTTTCTTTCATACTATTACATATAAAACTATTGCTATTATCTAAGATTACTTCATTACCTAAAATTCCAATCTTTAATGGTGCTATAGATAATACCGTTCCCACTAAATTACCCATAGGTTTTATATTATTTCTTTGTTTAATAGCTTTTGCAATATCTACTGCATAATTACCCATTTTATACCTCCTACCACTCTAAGGTTAATGAACATTTTTGTTGATTGTTAATCAAACTATTTGAACAACTTTTTATATTATACCAACCATTCAAACCCATAGATTTTATATTTACTCCTACTGACCTATTTGCTCTTATCTCTTCTCCACCATCTATTATTATTAAATTTATAGTTGTATCTTTAAATATTTTATTATTAGCTTTTAAAAAATTATTTGCTATATTTTTAGCTTTACTTTCATCTTTTTGCTCTACACTTATAACCTCTTGAAAACTTCCATAACTTTTAATATTTTTAGAATCTAATGCAGTAGCTAAAATTTTATTATTTTTTTCATCACTGGAAACTACTATTACCTTATTTTTCATATTTTCTATACTTGAATTTACAGTTAAATCATCACTTATTAGAAATGTAGGAAAAAGTTTATATTCTATTTGTTTCCTAATATATAAAATATCTCCTATCATTTCCTTTATAAATTTTATACCTAATTCATGTTCTGCTTGTTCCAAAATATCCTCTATGATTGCACTAATTGTCATGTCTTTATAAATCTTACTTATCAATGTGGTTATTTTAGTTTTAACAACTCTTTTTGCTACTTTAGTTTTTCCACTTTTTAGTTTAATAGTTTTATCTACCTTAGTTTTTACGGTAACTTTCTTAGCTTCTTGTACTGTGTAATCTATTTTCACTACATCACACTTAACCCCAAATTTTGAACACAATTGTTCTATTGCATCAGATGCATTTATTTTATTAAATTGAATAATTGTCTCATTTTTGTTGATATACCATGCGTAGTCAAAACAAACATAACTAAAATAAGTTTTGTTCTTGATTTTTTTAACGACAACACCATTAAATGTAGGTCGATTATTGATTTTAAATTTAACGTGAGTATTACCTTCCGTTAAATCAAATAAACTTGTAAAACTTAGCTCCACGCCTAATGTATCTTTATCACTTCCCCAAGAAATAGAGTTGCTACGTGGTAAAGCATCAATCCATTTACCTCCACCTGCTAGTATACTCAATTCATATTTGCTCATTTTATCACCCTATACTCTTTAAATTCGCCTTGAAAAATTACATCTAAATTCCTATCGAAATGGTGTTCAAATTTTTCTACAGAAACTACAATATTCCCATATCCCTCATTTTCGAACCCATCACTACCTTTGCTATTATTATCTTTAAAAATAAATTTAACAGGGAATTTTTCAACCATGCTAGTCATAAGCAAATTTACTATATTTTGTGTATTATTATAATCACATTTGTTGAAATTATATTCATGCAAGGGTAACATAAACCCCATGCTAAAACTCTTTAACCCAACTCCATTTAAGATATTAAAATCTCCATTATTAAATGTTGAAAATTCTTCATTTTTTGATTGTAAATTCATTGTTGGAAATTCTTCAGGTAAAGTTGGAAATTGCCACACTTGTTTTCTATCCATTGTGTATAAATAAATATCTGCTATTATAACCACCATCCTTTTTTATAAAAATAAGAGTGATTATAAAACCACTCTTTACATGTTTGAATATGCTAATCGTACTTTTCCAACTATGTGATTACCTAAATATTCAGCATATTCTTCATTTCCTATTACATTTCCTTGTACTATTACCTGTACAGTTAGTCCACCTTTTCCACCTAAAATCTTATCCGTTTTGTCGGCAGGAATAACCTTTGCTCCTGAAGGTAAATCAACTAATTCTCCACCTCTGCGGTCATTTATTATTGTTGCTCCACCATAACTGTATTGTGTTCCTAGTGCTTTCTTAGGGAATCTATTCATTGATGTATATTTATCTAATGTAGCTGGCTTTGATATAGTTTTTTTTGCCTGTTCTGCATTAGCTCGTGCATCATAACTCCTACTTGCAGAATCTCCTTTTGGTTTTGCAAGAGGATTATAATCTTCCATTCTATACTTTTCAACCATATTTATTTTAATTCCTGGCAATTTATTAATAAGGTCTATCATTCTATTTACGTCTTCTATAAATGCGTTTGCTATACCCCTAAAAATATTCTTTACAAATGTTCCTACATTATCAAATGCTTTGCTTAACATAAAACATAAATCATTTGCTTTGTCTTTAACAGTGTCCCAATTTTTCCATAGTAGAACTCCAATTGCTATTAAAGAACCAATAGCTAAAATTGCTAAACCAACACCTGAAAGTGCCATTGCACCATTTGTAATTACTATCATTGCTTCTAGTCCTTTAAAAGCAAGTTCTAATGCTAATACCGCTTTAGTTGCTACATAAAAACTAGCAAATACTATTACAAAATTTTCTATAGTAGATTTATTATTAATCATAAAATCCATAACTTTTTTAAGAGAATCATAAATTTCAAGTATAGTTTTTCCTATATTATCAACCCAACCTTCAATTTTACCCTCATTTTCTTCTAGCCACTTGCCCATTTTATCTGCTACTTGTCCTAGTGCACCTGACTGCGTATCTACTATAGAAGTACAAGTATTTTTAAATCTGTTTTTAAATTTATCTAGTTTTGAACCTATCGTATTTTCCATAATTTCAAATGCCTTATCTGTTAATCCTGTACTATTTTTCATGCCATCCATACCACCCTTGAGGTCTTTTAATCCACCTCCTGCTAATACCAATGCACCTGATAATGCTCTAACATTTCCAAATAAGCCACTCATTTTCTCTGTACTTCCACCAGTTTTCTTTTTAATTTCTTCCATGAAGCCGACAAAACCTTTTGATTTTAAACCTGCTACACTAAAATTTAATCCTAAACTCTTTGCCATATCAGACGCTTCTTTAGAAGGTGAAATAATACTTGTCATAACCCCCTTCATGGCAGTCACAGCCTCATCTGTTTTTATTCCATTTTTTGTAAGTCCTACCATACCTGCTAATAATTCATCAATAGATAATCCCGTAGATTTAGCAATAGGTGTTAAACTTCCCATACTTTCTGCTAATTCTGCTACTGTAGTTACTCCCAAATTTTGGGTAACTAGCATTTTATCTGATATACTTTGCATTGCTTTTTGTCCCGATAATCCGTAAACATTCATTGTTGCAGTTAGAATTTTTAAAGCACTATTTGCATCTGTAAATCCTGCTTTTCCTAGCTTAGAAGAAGTCATAGAAGCTTCTAAAGAATCTTTAGCACTAACGCCCGATGAAATAGCGTTATACTGAGTATCTCCGAGTTCTTGTACTTTAACACCTGTTTTATTAGAAGCCTTTAATAGTCCTTTTTTTATATCTTTCTTTTCTAAGTCTCCTTGTGCTATAGATTTAACTTTTGCACTTGCTTCATCTAGTTCTTTTAAACCATCTATTCCAATTTTTAAAATAATACCTGCTCCGCCAATTGCACCTAATGCTAAAAATTTAGCAGAAGTTTTAACAATTTTATCACCTAGACTTGTCATACTTTTACCTATTTTATATGATTGTCATACTTTTACCTATTTTATTAACCATATTAGAACTTTGTTTAGATGCTCTTTGCATTTCTGCACTCATATTTCCTACATTCTTAGATACTTTAGTTAATCCACCACTCATTTTATCTTGTAATGTTAAAATAGTTGCGATTGTTTTACTCATTTTTTCACCTCACTTGCATATAAAATAAAAAAGAGAGAATTACTTCCCTCCAAACATTGCCTTTATTTTCTTTTCATCATATTTAACTTCATTTTCAATCTGAAAATTCATACTTTCTATAAAAAATAATCTTTCAATTTCTGTTAGATTTAATAAATATTCTAATTTATGACCTTTTTGGAGGTAATAAGATATGTAGTATAATTCTCCTACATAATTTTTCTTATTACCTCTTATTAGTTTTTTACTTCTTCTTCTGTTTCTGTGTCTCCAAATGCATCAGAAATTTCATTTGCAAGGTCTATTGTTTTATTTACACCAAAGACTTTTGTAACAACGTCATAACCATCAATGACATCTAATGATGCTTGTAATTCTGGATTTTTTAAAAATGCACATGAATGGAAAACTAACTCTCTGCTTGATTCTAGCATTAGATTAAAATTCATTTCTGTAACTTTTCTTTTTCCGTCTGCCCCTTCTTCTCCTTGAACTGCTTTACTATTTTTGCTCATATAAGTTAATATCTGATTTTCTGAAGGTCTAGTAAAAGTAACCATTCCCATTCCTTCTATTTCTATTTCTATAACCATTTTTCTATTATTATATTTATCGGTTGCTTTTTTTATAAAATCCTCTAATGTTAATTTACTTGTATTCATATTTATATTTATACCATCCTTTTTTATATTATTTTTATTTGTTTATTTTAATAAGAAAAAGCACCCATAAGATGCTTCGATAAATTATTCTATAAAATCTAAATACGCAAAGTTATTTGCAGTAAATGGAAACTCTTGTTCCATATTGCCTTGTGATTCTAAATCGAATAAATTTAGTTCTGAAATATCTACTCCCGTTAGTGCTACTCTTTCTACTAAACCATCTGCTCTAGCCATTTTTGCTATAATTTTTGTATCTAAATCTATACCAGTTTTTATAGAATTTGCTACTTTTTTAGTTATCTTAGAGTTTATTTTTCTTACAGTAAAACTACCTTCTACCTTATAACCTTTTCCCTTTTTATATGTTGTTTTATCTCCCACAAATGTTATATCATCATTTTCTTTAGTTGTTTTTGCACTTGCTTTACTTAATTCCCATACTGGTTCGCCATCAAACCACATTTCTGCATCGTTTGAACTTAATACTAAATTACCTTTATTCATTAAATAATCACCTATCCTTTTATATTATCTTATTGATTAAAAATGAGTAGAATTTATCTACTCTTTACTCTTATTGCATATTTATTATAAATTTTAAATCTGTTATAGATTGAAGCATCTTAACATTTGCTATTAAAAATAATTGTCTTTTAAATGCATTATTCTTAACTTTAGCGTCAGACCAATCTACCACTTTTGGGTCTACTGTTATCCATGCTTTCCTTTGTGTATCTATATCTACATCTGCTTTATTGTCATAATTTTTATCTAGTATATTAGCATCTTCTAACAATTTAAAGTATGTATTTATAGCACTTATAAAAATTGCTTGATTATCGTAAATGTTTTTATATCTGCCAATCCAAGTTTTAAATTCTTTCGTAATATCATCTAACATTAAATTTTGTATTTCTATTGTTTCAATAAATTGGAAATCTTCTGTCAAACCTTCTCCAAGAGTTGTTAAACTATTTATCCCTAATGCAATTTTAACTACATCTTCATCATTTATTAATACTGTTTTACCTAATTTCAATTCTGCATCTACATCAATAGGCATAGTAACACTTTTTAAGTTAGACATAGCTAAATATGTAGTGCCTTTCTCGACATTTGCTCCTGCACAAAATCCAAGCAACGAGGGAATATATTTATCTCCTGTTATTTCTCCTCTGCTATCTGTAACTATTACTTTTTCATTTTGTATAACATGAACATTTGTACTATTTGGTGCTGATGTTGGTTTAAATACTATGGACATAAATGTTTTCTTTTTAGTTTTCATTGCTTTAGTCCATGTAGCAAGAGCTTCATAGTCAGCAGGAAGTCCATCCGCAAATCCTATCCACCCAGTATTAAGCGGCTCTGCAAATAATAACCCATTTGTAAATGTATCAGTAATATCTATTCTTATGACAGTAGTTTTAAATGCTCCACCTTGCAGAGTATCTTTAATATATTGTAAATTTGTTTCAGTGTATAATAATTTATCTACCTCTAGTTCTGTTATCGTTTTATAAACTTTTTGTGCAAACGTCTTGTCTGTGTCATCTTTAATAATAAGAATTACATTTCCTCGTGCACTTCTTTGTATAAAACTAAATGCTCTTTGTTTGAATGAAACATCTATATTTGGTTTTTGTATTGTCATTAAATAATCACCTATCCTTCTATATTATTTTATTGTTATATATCAATTCATCTGCAAATTCTGTATTATCTATAATGGCTTGAACAAAATCTATTTCTTCTAAGCTATATAGTTCTAAATTCACAGTTAAATACCCATTTTTCTTGTCTACATCAAATTCAACTTCTACTGATGGAAAATAAAAATCCTCTGTAATCTTAATCTCTTTCAAAAATAGATTTTCCAAAATATCTTGTATTTTTAAAAGCTCAAATTTTGAGTTGTCCCTGGTTTTGGCAAAATAAAAAAGCCTAATATTTAAATTACGCTCCTTCAGGCTATAGTTAAATCTATTTGTTTTATTATTATCAAAATCTAGGTATAAACTAGGGCGAATTATGTCTTCTTCAATGCTCATACTGCTAAACTCTACATCCTTAAACTCTGTATCTGACAATGCTAACGTGATGTTATCTACTATTGCTCTATTAATATCTATAAGAGTTACAATTTTGACCACCTCCTATAAGCCATGATTATTTAGCATATCATCTATAAACTTTTGAATATCATCATAATGTGTGGGCTCAAATTCTCGTTGTGCCTTATCTATAAATTTGTATCCTTTTATAAAACTTTCAACTCCGTCGTGATGGCGACCACCTTTTAATATATAGCCTTGGTCTATTAAATGAGCTAAAGGGTGTCCATTGTATGCTCTACAACTTAAATTACCATTGTATTTATACACCTTTCCACTTTTGCTCCTTGCAATTATATCTTTCATTACAAAGCCCTGTTGCCCGATATTTAAAGAGGTAATGTCTTTCTTTTGAACTTTGCTTAATTTTGTTGCACTTTTTTTAAGAAACTTCTTTGATTCCTTTGGGAGATTATCATTTGCTAAACGTAATAAATCTTTTTCAAAATCATCTAATTCATGTGTATCAAATCCATCTGCCATTACTTAATCACCTACTCCGTAATCTGTTCTGTAAAAATTTCTAGTTTTTCATCTTCAAAATAAGGGTTTAAAATAAACTTAATATCAAATCTCTTCCCTCTAAATATTATAAAGTCACTTTCTTTTATATCCTTACCAGATCCATATCTTACTATTATCTTGTGCGTAGTATTGGCTAATACAGTTTCGGCTTGTGTCTTTTGTAATGAACCAGTCTGTGGCACGATTGATGCCCATATTGTTTTTATCTTAGCTTCTTTATAGTCTATTTCATTTAGTTCATTTTTAAATTTTAATTTACCCCATATATCTATTCTCTTATTTAAATCTGACGCTTTAAGCTTATTACTCATAGCATTACCGATTTAAGACTCATTTTATAAGCTTCTAGCTGCATATATAAACTTGTTAACCCTACATTTTCTTTTCCAGGAGCTCCGCGGTCCTCATAAAAATTAGTGATAATTATTTTTTGTGCTAATTTATAAAGTTCAGCAGCCGCTTCATCATCCACAGTATCTTCTTGGGCAAGTCCAGTTCCTAGTTTAATTATAGATTTTGAAACAAGAAGCAAAGAGGACAAAGTTTTATCTTCATCCTCCCCATCTACCCTGAGCCATTCTTTCAGTTCATTTAATTCCATAACTTTTCACCTACGCTTGTGTAGCTAGAATTGCTTCTACTAATTTAATTTTTGTCATGGTTAAGTAATCCACTATTGTTTTTGCATCTGCTATATTTTTAAGCTCTATCATTGTTAATCCTTCAAGATAAGCTTGCAGATACGTCTGTTTTCCCAATATAGAATCTATCAATGTAACTTTTAACACATTTGAAGCATATACGATTGCCAAATAATCAGATAAAGCTTTTAATTGTGTCACTGTAAATACTTCCAATTCTGTTTTACTGTAAGGCAACCCCTCTTGTATTAGGGGCTCACTAGGGTGTTACTTTTGCTATTCTAAATGCTGACTTTAATTTTATTTGGTGATCAATCCATGCTGTTAATACAAAGCATTCGATACCTGTTTTTATGTCTTTATCTCTCTCGTAAGGCATATCTCCATCATAATTAAAGTGAGAGTAAGCAAAGTTACCGACTATAGGATTAACTGCACTATCACAGAAAATTGCTGACTTTCCAAGTATTTGTTCAGGTTGTGCGGAATATAAAGTAGCGTTCCCATTTGCCAAAACCTCAACAATATCCATATAATCAACATATCTCATAACAATCTTAGCATTTTCTCTGTAGTCTTCATGTAAATCAGCTACAGCTGCTTTAATCGCTTTATACAAAGTAGTTGCAGTAACAGTTTTAATCAATGTAGAAGCATCACTTGCTACAGCATAAAAAGACATATGTTCTTCTCCGACTTTTGGTTTAGTAGCAAACGCTATTTTTTTCTCTTTAGCAGCTAGTCCACCTTCTAAAGCTAACTGAACGGTATTTACCAAATTTGCATTTGAACCTCTGATTATTGTTTCAGAGACTGGAGCAAACACTTTAAATTTCTTTCTTATGAACTGGATTACATCACCATCAACCTTAAGCTCTTTAGCGGTTGCAGCATCAGCAATAAAATCATCATCATCTAGTGTAAATGTAACCTTTGGAACTTCTAAGTTTGTCTCATTTGTAAAAGTTGATATGTCTCTTAATGGATTTTTTACAAATGGCTCTGTTAAAAGCTCATTAGACATTGTTTTAGGCAATAGTTTTTCTCCACCAGTGGCATTGTCATCCCCCAATACTGCTTTAACTTCCATGCTCACTGGCTTGTTTGCCATCGTTGCTCTTATAAGCTCAGCTTTAGCATTTATGACTTTAGCTTTTGGATCAATACCTAAGACTCTATCTTTATTTTGAGCATCTAATCTTTCTTTATCAGCCTTGTCCAAATCATCCATTTGAGCTTTTAATCCGTCGAATCTGTCTTCCAAGTCCTTTACTGTGTCTTTTTGTTCGGTTCTAGCCTTAATATCTGTTTTTGCATCTGCATACATCTCCGTAAGCTTCGTACTAGATGTTTTTAATTCGTCCGCTACACCCTCAAGCATTTGTTGTAATTTATATCTATTTTTCATTTTACATTCCTCCACTAATTTATTTGAATTTATTATTTATTCTTTTAATAAGGACCTCAATCTCATCATCTTTTATATTTTCTGCCGACTTATCTTCTAAATTTAAGCCTGTTATAGGTTTATTATCAAAAGAAAAAGCCTTAGGAACATTTTTATAGTTCTTTAAGACTTTATCATCATATTTAGCCGATATTTGTTTTTCTTCTAATATCTCGTCGCACAGTCCATAATCGAAGCACTCTTGTGCAGTCAACCACGTATCTCCACTATTTAGCATAGCATCTAGTATTACTTCATCAAGTTTACCGTTAGACTTATCCAGATAAGCTTGTTTCATCGAAATATCAACTTTTCTTAAAAGTTCAATTCCTTTTTCAAGGTCATCAGCATTACCGTAACAGCCTAACGACGATTTATGTATCATCATCATTGCATTTCCCGGCATGCCAACATATTTTCCACTCATAGCAATTACAGATGAAATGCTTGCAGCTAGAGCATCTACAAATACATTCACTTGACAATTTCTAGCTTTTCTTTTTAACATATTATAAATTGCATTACCTTCAAATACGTCTCCACCAGGACTATTAATATAGATATTCAGTGTTTCTATTCCTCCAAGTGCATCTAATTCTGCTTTGAAACTTTGAGCTGAATGTGCGCAATATCCGCCTCCCCAAGATGCTATTTCTATATACAGGAATAAATCAGCCTCATTTGTAGCTTTAGCGTTAAATTCCCAGTATTTCTTACCTTTTTCCACTATTTCTCACCTCCTTTCAACAATAAATCAATCTTATCAATAGGTATCATATCTCTGGATACATAGAAAACATCTCCTCCTGGCATTGGCGGCATATCCTCTAAAGATCTAATATCATTGGCACAAAACCATGATGATCTTATACCCTTAAAATAAAAATTACCCCTGGTGTTCATATCACCACGAGCAAATCCATTTAATGATAATTTTACTTGCAACCCTTTGTCTCTTTCACCTTCAGTCAAACACTTTTTACAAAATTCTTGTTCATACATACGAACCGATGGCAATATTGTGTCCTTTATATACTCCAAATCACTTTGTTCGGCGCTAGAATAGCTATCTTTGCCACTTATAAGTTTGCCAAGCGGAATATTGTAAACTCTCGCTACTCTTGCTACTGTTATTTCTTCAACTTCAAAAACCTTAGGGTCTATGAAAGAAGAATTTTTAAGTTCCTGGAACTCCTTTCCCTGATCCACAAATAACACACCATTTTTTTTAAACCTTTGTAGCATTTCTTCGTAGAGCTTCAGTCCAGGTTCGTCCAATTTAGTTTGAAGTTTAATTACAAGGTTGGCCTTTAATCCATTTTGCATTTGATTCAATGAAAATTCTTTTATCTCTCTGTCATAACTAATAGTATCTTTGAGCACAGATAAAGGATTTATAGCTGTATATCCATCACTACTTATATGATTTACTGCAATTATATGTGAACTATGAACATATCTGTTTAAATTATCACACCTGATTTTGTAATACAATTCCTTTGTGTCAATATCTATTATGGGTTCTATGCAGTCACTATCTAAAACCCAAATAGCAGATATAGAATTATACATTCCATATTCCTTAATAGCATAAGCAGCTCCTTTGGTATTTCTTAGTGTTTCCATGCATCTAATAAACTGAAACATTGTCATATAAGAGTTAGGCCCATATTCAAACAATCTTGCTAATTGATGTTCGGAGGGTTTAATTTTTTTAGATTCTTCTCTTAAAGATATTGGACAACTAGCTAAGCCATTACTAAGCATTGTTATAGCCGCGAATATAGTTTCATTTGTTGCTAAATCTTTATTTACAAAAGAAAACTGTCTAGACCCACCATTCACAACTACAGAATTAGGAGTATTGAAAAAGAATTTTTTTAATGAACTTATTAATCCCAAGTTTTCACCTCCCTTCTAAATATTCGGACTATAGAACACATCCTCATGGACAATTGATGTAATTATCCCTCTAAAATGCGCATTAATTAATGATGCTATAGGGTCAATTCTCTCTGTACTTTTACTTTTATCAAGCATTATATTTTCATTTGGGTCTGTTTTTGTTACTGCATTTCCTATGGCCCAAGTCAGTACTGGATTTTTTTCATGAATCACCTTGCCACTATATGCCAATGCTCTAAAGTTCTTAGTAGGTTCTCCAAGACTGAGCATACCCTGAGGAACATCAATAGGAATAAATCCCTTTTTTTCTAATTCCTGTACAAGCCAACATGCCAATGCTCTATCAAAGCAAACTTCACCCTTGGTCCATTTATACTTTGCATAAATATCTTCCATATATTTTAATATATAAGCATAATCAACTACTGCTCCTGGGGTCTTAGTTATCCATCCCTGTTCTACCCATAAACCATATGGCACTTTATCAGTTTGAATCTTTTGTGTCAACGTATCCTCTGCTAAAAACGAATGGCTCATTACAGCTTTTCTACCATCTGGCAATTCAACTTCAAAACTTACGCTAGTTAAATCTATAACCGCAGATAAATCTAGGCCCCCAATTACTTTTAAGCCTGTAACATCCGGGAATGGATTTTCTTTACTTATGCTGCACTTGGACCACTTACTCATGTCCATGTAACCATTAGCTTTTTGCTGAAGCCATATATTAAGATTCTTAGTTTTAAAGTCTGGCATTTTTTCAGGTATGTCTTTTGCTATTTTATAATCTTCTCTCATAGAGGTAATGCCAACATCATAAGTCATGACTACAGGGTTGGCCTTTTTCCAGTTTTCCTCATTTGATATTTCATCTTTTTCATCAAGCTCACATATTAGAACAAAATAAGTTTCATTATCCATATCAATATAAGGATCTATTATATTACTACAATATTTATATTCTTGAGTAAAACATGGATAGCTTAAATCTTTTCCAGCCGTAGTAATAATCATAAGTAACGGTTCTGGCCTTGCCTTCATTCCTGTAACCATTACTGAATACATTTCATCTGTTGGGTGTTGATGATATTCATCTATACACGCAAATTGAGGGTTACTACCATCCCCATCTTTACCTTCTTCTTTAGATACTGGAACTAATTCACTATCACTTCTTACATGTTGTATGGAATCTCTTGATATCTTGAATTTACATTTAAGAGGGCTATTTTTAAGCATCAAGTTAGCTTCTTTAAAAACTATCCTACTTTGTTTCATTTTAGTTCCAAGACAAAAACCCTCTGAGGCATTAACCCCAAAGGCTGATATTTCATATAGTGCTACCCCTGCCATCATTTGTGATTTGGTGTTTTTCCTAGCAACCTCTATAAATGCTTTTCTAAATCTTCTATACCCTGTTTTAATATGGTACCATCCGTAGATATTACATAGACAAAGTTTTTGCCATGTATTTAAAATTATAGGTTGCTTCTCTAGTACACCTTTACTATGTCTCAATAGCGCAAACCAATCAACTATCTTTTGTGCCTCATCTTCTAGCCACTCATAAGGAAATTTTCCTGTATTCTGATTTTCAACATCTCTTAGAAACCTTTGGCAAGCGTAAATTTCTTTCTTGCAAGCAATTCTTTTGCCTGTAATTCTGTCATTACAATACTCTGTAAGTTCTTCCAATATGGACATTATATATTACCAAACCTATCCTTTATTTTATCTACTTTTACAGGTTCCTGTTTAGGTATATTTTTAATTTTTGCCAAAGGGTTCAAGAACAATCTGTCTTCCATCTTAATCAACATATCCATTTTCTTATTAATTGCAGATTCTAAGCTTAAATCTGCGTTTAATTTAAGCAGAATTTCTATATTTAGTTGAAATTCTTCTGGAAAACTATCTTTATATTGTGACCAATCTGCTCTTAAACTTCCTATTCTATTTCTAGTTTCACACAAATTCAGATACTCAGAGTGTGTCATACAATACCTGGCAAGCAATCCCATATCACCTGACGATACAAAATCAACTTCTTTATATATTTTAATTATCTCTTTCCATTTCGCATAAGCATTTACAGTGCTTTTAATATAATTTGGACATACTAACTTGGTGCTTCCAAGTTTAATTTCAGACTGTTTTCTTTTTTCGATTTGTTCTTTAGTCAATCTATTTGGATTGCCTTCTGCTATATGTAGGCCTATTGGTTTTGCATTTCTCCCAGACATTTTTTACAACTCCTTTCCTGAAAGTCTCATAAAACGAAAATCGTGTGAGGAAAAGCAGCATACGGTGTTAGCCATGATATAATCCTATCCCAAAGGGGAGGGGGTACGCCAAAATGCGACCTAATATCATGCAGTATTTACTTACTCTTATGAGGTATTTTCTTATGGCAACTATCACATAATGATACAAGGTTACCTAATACTAACCTAAGCAACCAATCAACCCTTACTTCTACTATGTGATGCACCATGTCCGCTGCTATTACTTGACCCTCTCTTAAACAGTGCTGACATACTCCATAGTCTCTAGCCAATGCTTGTCTCCTTAGCTTCTTCCATCCAACTGAGTTATAGAATGATACATACTTATTGTCTCTACTGTTATCATATCTTTTGCTGACTTCGTTTTTGCTTAGCTCATGCTCCTCGCAATATCCACTTACATTTCTAGTTAACGTGATGCACTTCTTACATTGCTTTAATGGTCTTAGTGGCATGACCCTCACCTTCTTTATCTCATTGTTTTATAGATAGTTCTCTTCCTGTTCCACTCTCTTTTCATACCAATCATTGACTTCTACAACCTCATATATCTTTTAGATACTTTGAATATAATTCTTTTAATCTGCTAATAATAAAAACATAATAATCTAGGAGTGATACTATGAAAAACTTTTTGGATTTAACGTATGAAATTTTACAGATAATTTCACTAATAGTTAACATTTTAAAAAGCTTAATAAAAAAAAACTTATGGTTTAACTTTAAGAAAAAGTATTTAACTCTAAGAAAACAAAATAATATCACACTTCGGATAAAGAGTAGGAAAGCACATCTTACTCTTTATATTTTTACCTTTTCTGATGCACTCTACCATTACATCTTTTATAACTATGCTCATTCATACATTCCTTTATATTGTCAGTAGCCTTCTGCCTCACAATACGTTTATTGCCACAGTAAGCACATGCTAGATATCTAACCTTGCTCATGCTCTCTATCTCTTCTGTGATCAATACCAATTGCTTACCACAACCTTTACAGGTATAACTTGTATACATACCTAACATGCCCTCACTCCTTACTTAGTTTTATATTCATGCATGAAAAAAGAGCCTATATAAAAGCCCTTAATTTCACTTCTCAATATGTATTAGAATAATATTCCTTAATTTCCTTTATGTCACCATTGTATTACATTTTATCATTATGTATAATTGAAATTACCAACACAAGGTGGTGATGAAATGAAATTATCTTTAAGGATAGGTAAGTTGAAGTTTACAATAACAATAAGCTTTAACCGGTAGATCCTGCACTCATTAGAGTGCACCTTAAAGAGACTATCATAATACAAAATTTATCACCAATTCGGACTAAGAGTAGGGCGATTAACTCCCTACTCTTTCTATTTATAATCTAAAATGTAATTCAGACCTTATTATTCTTAGAAACAGAAAATCACCAGCAATTCAGTTAAGAACTTCCAGTGCTTTCTTTTATTATTATTTATTTTATTATTAAAAGTTTGCTACAATACTTTTTAATCTGTTAGATCAATAATTACATTTTTGTTTCTAGTTATTGATTTTAAATTTACAACTCCAATTACAGGTTTTTAATTAATCTATTCCTCTTTACTAATAAATCTAATTTCCACTGCATAAGTACCTTCTTGAATTATTTCTTCATTCTTAATACTAGTTATAACCTCGATATATAGTTTACAGATTTTATAATGATTAGTTTTACTAACAACAAAGCGACCCATAATAATATATAAAACAAAGTACAGTACTAATTTAATAAGACCACTATTTTCAAATGCAACTGAAGTAATTGGTACAATAAATATAAACACTAATGACGCCATAGCTATTTTATCAACATCATTTATACAATCTTTTAGCTTATACTCAAATAAACATCTTTCCTTGATGTTCATTCTAAAATAATCAAAAGCCATTGAATTAACCACTTTTTCCATATTGTTATTCTTACTGACTTTATATTTATTTAAATCTCTAAATTGCATTTGATCTCCATGCCATATAAAATAAAAAATCTTTTTTATTAAGCTAACCATACTACTTTTACCACCCTTCTTTCCCTAATATTCTACAAAAGGAGGTAAAACCCTTTAATCAAACTTCTTATACTCCCCCACCCTTTACGCCAACCGCTCTGCTTATTCCCTACCCTTGCACTTCTTATCTTCCGTTAGCTTCTTTAGCCTTTGTTGCTTCTTAGTTAACTCTTCTTCTTTTAACTTTATCTCTTTATACATTACATCTAACCACTCCTTACGTTATTTAATTATTAAAAATATAAATAGCACTAGAGATTTATCCAGTACTATAATTCTGTTTCTATCATTATTTCACTTTACTTTTAAATAAAACTATGTGCATAAACAAACCTAATTAAACATATAATAAGTACATATTAAAATTTGGAGGTACCTGACCATGCTTAAATGTGGTTGGGGAAAGAGATTCAGGATATTTTTCTTAGGCTTAACTAAAAATCTTAAAAAAGAAGATTGGTATAAGCTTGTAGATTTATTAATTAAGATAATAAATTTATTTAAATGCTTTATTAGGTGAAATTAGTAAACCATGAAGGAAAATAGGGAATCTCCTTCCCTAACCATTAACAATAAAACAATAATATAAAACGAATTATAAAAACTCTAGGTATAATAGATATCCCTAGAGTTTTTATTTGTGTCTAATGTTTTTTTCTAATATTATTGTTTAATTCTAGACATGAAAAAGCACCAGCAATTCAATTAAGAATTTACCGGTGCCTGCAATTACACTTTTTAATAGTATCATAGTACCACATTTGAATTATCATGTAAATATCATCTTTTTATCATGTTATTATCACAGTGCATCTATCCCGAATAAATATACTCCCAAGTCTTGCACCATCTCGTTTTTCCACCTTCTTGCAGTTATCTCAGAACAGTTAGATTCAACTGATATTTGATTGAATGGTACATTTTGTAAATAGTGTTTTTCTAGTACTTCATACTTATTCAGATGATTTTTTCTTATGCAATCTTCTTTAAGTGCCTTTAATGCTGCTTGAATATGAGAAACCATAATCATTGTCCTAAACTTACTTCTCCTTATTGTTAATATAAACAGTTTATCATTTGATTCTATACTTTCACAGGATCTTTCATCTTCTTCATCCAGCTCTATATAATCCAAATTATCAACTGCTTCCTCATAATGTCTACTAAGGCTATTATAATTACTTAAAAGCAATTTTGTATTATGAAGTACTTTAGTCTTTGCATCCTCACGTCTCTTTATATCAAACTCTTTAATAGCTTCTGTTACTGCTTTTTTTATTATTTCATCATAGTTTGCAGAATATCTCATGATTTATACTCCCCCTCTGTGCTAGTCCAATCTTTCAATAAGCTCTTGCACCTTTTTCTTTTCTGCTTCTAACTTAGCCTTAAGTGTCCATTTCTTTTGGTTAACAGCATCTCTTATATCTAAGTTGAGTTGGTCTATTCTACCCAGGTACATATCCTTAAAATCTATTTTCATAAAAGCCTCCTTATACTTTAAATCCATTTAGTAATTCATCTTTAGTGACTCCTTTAATTTGTCTTGCAATTTCATTAAGCTCTATGGTTATCTTTTGAAACTCAGGAATATAACTTTTTTCTATTGTCGCAAGTTTTATATTTTTATTATTTAAATACAGACAAGCTTTCTTTTCTCTTTGGAGAAGCGAATTATATTTTTCCTTTAGAATAGTTAGGTTGTCCATAATTGCCTCCTTGCTACTTATAACAAATAGTTTTATCAGAATATTTCGTGCTAACTTCTGCTATATTCCTTTTTAACCATTTCACTCTAATATTTTTATCAGTATCAGGTTTTACTTTATCAATAAAAATTTTTAATACTTTAGCAGTTTCTGTAATCATTATAATTTTACTTTCATCTGAATAATCTTTAGCAAAACTTATAGTTATATTTTTCATTGTATAGCCTTATTTTTGTACATTATTTCCATATGTCCTAGTTACCTCCTATTGGTGTAGTAAAAGTGTAGTAATTCGTGTAATGATTTTAAAAGAAGTTTGGCTCTATTACTAGGTTTAAGGGTAGTCCGTGTACAAAGTGTAGTAAATTTCCCTATTGTACACATAATACATGTGTACATATGTATATATATTACATATATTTTATACACTATCTATTTGTTTAAGAATTTACTACACTTACTACACGATTGAGTTATACCAATACTTTGAAGTGATTATTTTATACACAAAGCCTACACAAAGCCTACACAAAGCCTACACCATTTTAAAATTCCCTACACGGCTTTTTACTATTCGTATTATTAATTCAATTTATAACCATTTTAGTATTTTTAGCCCTTATTGATGTTATTCCCAATTACTTCCTCTAATAAATGTACAATTTGTCCTTTACTGAGTAAATTATAGTGAATAAATCGTTCTTCATATGTTGCATCTGCTAAATTTTTGTTAATCCAATGCCCTTTATTTTTTACTTTTATAAGAATTTGTTTCATATGTCCTCCTAAATATTAAAGTAGTTAATTCAGATTTTTTTGAAATCCGTCACTATTTTATTTTTGCTTTTCTTAACATTCTTGAATGATACCATTTCGCTAATCTTTCTAACATTTAAATTTGCTCCCTTCATCATATTTTCAAAATGTGTCTCATAAACTCAGCATTTTAAACAACATATTTAGAATGCGATTTTATACTTTTTACTTCTACCTTCTTATTAAATACGGCATAACTAATGAATAGTAGAATATTGACCCTAGCGTATGTATATTTTTTAATATTTATACAATATATTGCAATATTGTAACAAGTATGATATACTAATATTGTAATAAATAAAAAATATATACAAAGGAGTGTTATTATGAAAAAAATTCTTAAAATCCTGTGTCTTTCTCTATCATTAGTGTTTGTATTTGCTTTTGGCGGGAATCAAAAAGCATCTGCTTATGAAACACATTGCTCTGTTAATGGTCAATACCATAGACCTACAGGGACACTTAGAGATAATCATTTAGTTAAACTTATGCTTAACAAAAAGATTGTAAATGCTTACTTAAAAACATGTGCTTGCGGTGAACAAGTAATAGCAACTGATGCTGGTTGCTATTGTTATCCATCGGACAGTCAATTCTTGAATTATGGAATTCCTTATACCCCTGCTTCATTCTCATACTATCTCCCTAATCATACATATCCAGGAAATCCTTTATATTGGATAGGTATCTGATAACACAAATAAAGTTTCGAGTAATCGGAGCTTTATTTTATTAATAAAAGCATATTTTTTTAACTCAAGTTTAAAATTTGATACACAATATTCTCAGAACTCGACCTAATCCTTAACCCATGGATTATATTTATTGTCGCACTCAGTTATACCCACTTGATGCTCCTTATCCAGCAATCCAATGCCTTTCCAATATAGTCCATAATTACTCCTACCCTTTTCAAACTCTTTTTCAGCCATTTTTTTAGTAAATTTAATAGAAGACAATATATATTCTTTGTTTTCTTTACACCAAAACTCATAAGCTTTATACATATCTGGAACAGTTACCCTTACAGTTTCACTATTAGCGACTATACATATTTCTGCTATGAATCGCTGTATAGGATCACTATCAATCCTATATTCATCTACAGAGGCTTTAACTACATCTGGAATATGTTCACCCTCTTGTTGCCATTTCAGACATCCTTCTATTGCCCAATTCAGTATTCCGCTCATCTCAGGTATTAGCTTATTTTCAAAGAAATTTACATCTTTATCACCATCAACAAACTTATATTTAAAAGGAATTTTTCTAACTCTTCTCCAAATACCTTCATCGTCATTGTTTATCTTGGGCATATGATTAGTTGACATCCATAATTTGAAAGTGGGCTTAAGGTTAAAACTTGACTCATATAAATTTCTAACTTTTACAGTTTCGTCCGCTCCTGAGGTAAGGGATTTCAATAATCCTTCATCAAAGCTTTTGCTCCCTTTCATCTCATTAACATTTACAAACCTTTTGCCGATTAATCCTGCAATTTCTTCTCTAGTACCTTCATCACCCATCTTTTCCATTAAGCTTTTAGCATCAAGGCCATCCGCATATTCTCCCATGAACCTCATAATAGTTTTAATAAAAGTACCTTTACCATTTGCTCCGTTACCATGCAAAATATAAAAGCACTGTAAATTAGCATCACCCGTCATGGAATAACCTATCGATTTTTGAATGTAATTTATTAATTCTACATCACCTAAGAATATTTTATTGATAAACTCGGTCCAGTTTGGACATTTCATCTTAGGATTGTACTCAACATTTACAAGTTTTGTGCAAAAGTTTCTTCTATCATGCTTCCCTAATAATCCAGTTTTAAGATTTAAGGTACCATTTTTTATATTTAACAAGAAATTATCCTTATCAGTTTCGGTCACAATTAATCTACTTTGTGTCATGGATTGATTTACCATCGCTTTAATTTTTCCATCAGATTCACTTCTTAAGACATATTTTTTAATAGATTCTTTTAATTTCTCTTTTTTTGCTTCTTCCTCATAGGATAATCCTTCTAAGGATATTGCCTCGCCCTCTACTTGTAATTTCCGTATTACTTTCCTAGCTAGTCCTTCAATTTTACCTACAAAATCAAATTCCCAGTGCTTACTTGACCACAATAACCAACTCTTACGTACTGGATTATATCTAATGTTTTTACCGTATATGGCCATTAATCTTTCAGCGTTTCCTACATCAGAGAAATTAAGATTTATAAGGCTTTGGTCCTCCGCATCATCATATTCATAAAGAGATGTGTTATTAACAATTTCCATGAGCTCTTCTTTAGTGTGACCTTCATTTATCCAATCAGTAACGTCTTCTTTTTCCTGTAACTCTTGAATCTCAACTCTTTTTATATATTCAGCCACTCCAAACAGTTCTGCTGCAATGTTATCTGCATGTGCTCGTCCTGGATCATCATTGTCATTGAAGATAATAACCTTGGCACCTTTGAAGTATTGGTTATACTCTTTTCTCCACTTAGGTTTTTGAGTACTTATTGAAGCACCATCGAAATTACACGTTGCTACTAATCCCCATTTTCCAAGGTTATCAGCATCCTTTTCACCCTCCACTACATAAACATTTTTACCTTGCTTTATTGCATCTATAAGCTCAGGAAGGTTATACACAACGGGCTCACATGAAGGAAAATCTTTCATTACTGCTTTATCTCTTTTTTTCTTACTCCAGTTATCGCCACCTGAGAAAGTTTCACAGTATGTTCCGGCATCTAAGCCCCAAACAGTACTTCCATTTATCATTCTCTTTTGAGCAAAATGTTTTTTCTTTTGTTCGGTCGCTTCAAACCTTACTTTTTCAAATAGAATATTTCCTGAATCATCTTTGTATTGGTACACAATTTCACTTTTATTATTCGAATTATCCTTATCCTTATCCTTATCCTTTAATGGTTTATCGAAGAGATCAGATACTTCAAGTCCAGCTGCCTCTGCAACATCTCTAGTCTCACAGCCTGCATGACATTTAAAAATTGTAATCCCTTTAGCTCTATCATATTTAATACTAAGGCTAGCCTCTTTGTCAGGGTGTGCGGGGCACATGGCCTTACATATGTCCCCTTTATCTTCTTTTACTTTAAAATGAGCTTTAATAGATTTATAGTCCATGCTTCACACCTCAACTCTTTAGTTTTCTTTTTCCATGAAACCTTTGTGAACTAATATATTTCTAACTCCATAACGCAAAGTATTATATATTTCGCTCCCCATGAACTCTTTTGAAATGGGACGTATTATAGTCTTAAATTCTCTTTCTAGCCCTTTGAATCTCTTGTATAATGTACTTGCATCATATTGGCTCCTAAAATGCCCTTTTCTTATATCTTCATCAAAATTATTACCTTCCATGAAGATATAAAATTCTATTCCGTACTTATTAATTGAAGTTAATTCTTGTTTCATTCTGTTGTAGTCAGTTTTTAAAACTTTAGCTAGATACTTTTCTCCAAACAACTCAATTATTTCTTGCTTAATTTCATTTATGTTGGTTTTATTATCTTTCAAATTCATGGCCAATTCATCAATGCAGAATTTTCTTTCGATAAGTATTTCATCTGTAAAGTAAATGTCCCTTAGCTGTCCTTCAAAACTTCCTATAGGCAAGTAGCAGCAGTAATCTCCATAGTCGAGTTTCTGTACTTTATATTTTATTTTGCTTTTATCGAACCAATCAATAATGTGATTATTTGCCTGTTCTCGAGAATCTACTAATATAACCATCTTCTTTAATAATTCATTTATTTCTTTATCTGTGAATTTGTACCGCATCTACACACCTCCCAATGAAGCTAAATTGTTATAGAAATTATCATATCTTTTAAATAAATCCCATCTATCCAGGTAAATGTTGTATATACTGTGTTGGCCAAAGTTCATTGAAGTGACTTTTAAATCACACCCTGGAACAATAAATGTACGTTCTATGTTTTCATTTTCATCCAGTGCAAATATTAAGTATAAATCGCAAGTTGCATACTTCTTATTGATGCCGACAGTGTGAACTCTATTGTCTTTTAACATATAAGGCCTTGCTGACTTCACATCGATACGGATTTTACTATTTACCAATATATCAAATGGATATTTGCAACTCATTCGCTCAGTCATATAGCCCATATTTTCAATTAATTCTTTAGCCTTGCCCTCAAATTTATTTCCGAGCTGCGTTTCTGATTCTTTAATTTCAAGTCCTAATTTATCGGCCCACTTTATAAAACCACCGGTCTTGGCTATTTTGTTTGAGAGAGAAGAATCTCTAATAATCAATTCAGCCTCAGAAGCACTGGGCATTCTATCTATGTCCAATATCCTCATAACTTCATAGATTTTATTTTCTATAAGCTCATTGCTCCACTTAACACCATGTGTATATCCCATTGAACCCTCCTTTGTTTGTTTACATTATTTACTAAAATGGTGTATCGCCCATATCATCTATTGGTGTTATGTCACTAGCAAACCCACTTTCACCAGCAGAATCTTGGCTTCTAGCATCATTTTTACCACCATACTCAAGGAAACCAACCTCATCAGCAATCACTTCAGTAACATATCTTTTATTACCGTCTTTAGCTTCATAATTTCTAGTTTGAATGTTTCCAGAAACGCTTATAAGTTTACCTTTACTCATATAATTAGCAGTAGCTTCCGCTGTCTTGCCAAATACAACTATTGGTATAAAATCTGCCTCCGGTTGACCTTCTCGCTTAAATCTTCTATTAACGGCTACAGTAAAAGTGGCTACAGCTGTTCCTGTTCCTTGAGCAAATTTAAGCTCAGGATCTTTTGTTAATCTACCTACCAAAACTACTTTATTCAACTTTTATTCCTCCTTTTATTCTGCTGCATTATAATCTCTCAGACATTTTACTTATTAAATTTGAAATAGCATTTTTACATTTCTCATAAGTTACAGAATCTGTTTCTTTTATTTCAACCATTACTTCTAATTGACTTTTGAAAATTTGATTAAGCACTGCGTGATTACTTTTGAATTTAGCTACGAAAGGGCTATTGCTTTGACTTAACTTTTCTCTAAGCTCCTGAAGTTCTTTTACTACTTCTTCTGGGATTTTTTCTATTATTACTGGCTCAGCAGTTATTACATCAATTGGTTTTTCTTTTAATTGAGATTCAAGTTCATCTATCCTAAGAGCCGAACTATCCAAATCACCTTGTATTTCATTAAGAGATGCCTGGAGTCTTACAACCTCTTCATCATTTCCAGAGTCTTTGGCCTCTCCAATAAAAGATTGAAGCTTCGCAATTTCTGCACTTGATTTTTTCTTTTCATCTTTTAGTGAATCCTTAAGTTTTTTTATATCTGCTTTAGCAGCTTCTTTAGATTCTCTTAGTAGGTTATCTGAAATAAACTTTGCATCTTCTGCTTTTTTCATAGCACTTGCATATATCTCTTTTTCATTTACCGCCTTGTCTCTATCTTTGATTGCTTGTTGTAATTCCCTAGTTGTCATTTCCTCAACTTTATTGTTTGCAATGAACTCTTCTCTCTCTGCTTGTGGTATTTCAAGTAGTGCAAACACCTTGGTTTGTGGCAAACTTCCAATCGCTTGGAGATTTGAAAATTCTTTAGCAACTCTCATGAAATTATTAGCTGTACTTTTCCCAAATTCCACTTTTTCATCAAGATATTTTCCCCATTCGCCATGAGCTAGTGATTCTTTTACTGATATTAACCTCTTACCAATTTCAATGATGTTTTGAGCGGTTTGTTGCTTTAAAATTAAGATTTCAACGGTTAATGTATCTATAACTGTAGTCTGAATTTCATTCATATGATTTCCTCCTTTTAATTTAAGCTGGGATAGTTATTTTGTTTTGGACTCTTACCTTTTTCTTAGTTAGCTTCTTTTTTGTAAATACTTTTATAAATTCTTGTACATCCTCACTTGGCGAACGATTATTTTTACCATGGACCTGAATTATTTTATCTTGCTTAATTTCTATAGTGTAATAAGACTTGTCCAACTCCGAAGTTTTACGTATAAAGAAGATATTAGTATTACCTTTAGCGTAAGAATCTGTATAACTAGTTGCTACACAATGGGTAAGTGCGCTACCTTCATTTATTAAGTCTTGAGAACTCATTGCAGGCCTTATCATCAATCCATTACATTCAAATATATATTTCTTTAAGATTTCAGCTCTGTCTCTAATTAGCAGATCGAGCTTCTCATTTTTCTGCATATTAATTTGTTTAATTGTATTCTGATGTGCAGTGAAGAGATCTCTTGGAAATACAACTTGGTCCTTTGTAATATCCATTCCAAGCACTATGCAATCTGATATATAATCTCTAAATGTTCCAGCTACACCGCCTTTATCATAATAATGATGTCCTGTTTGGTAGATGTTATAGTCGTTAAATTGCTTTGAAAAGTATTTTAACAGTTTTTTCATGGAGCTATACTTTGTTGCATTTAATAATGAGTCATAGTAATTTAAATATTTAGTTGCTACTTCAGTGGTTTCTTCTAATGTTAAATTCCAATTGCGTTTTCTTGCATCCTGAAAAATCTTTAAGAAGGAGAATGTAATATTTATTTTTTGAGCTTTTATTTGTTTTAAGTCTTGCTTGCTTATCTTTAGTATCTTGAAAATAGTTTTGCCTCTCCAGTTTATTGCCCTATGAGTTAATCCACCATCAAGTTTGTCTTGTACCAAGCCCTTACACCCTTCTTTTGTCAGATATTCTATTATTGGATATTTAGTATATAATTCGAAAAACTTAGTCATATCGCCACTGTAATAACTATCCCATTGGCTATATTTAAAAGGTGTATCTTTGATTGCTGTTTCTATACTTTCTCTTGAATAACTTACCCTAGCACCTCGTTGTTCGAATGATCCTGATAGTGAACAGATACTACTCGTTTTATCAAACCTATCACCATAATAAGAATGTTTTAACATTACGCTTTCGCCTTTAATTGCATCAAACACATACATGGCCATTAGAAAATACTGAGTATTTACATTGTTATAATCGAATCTATAATCCCTTTGGGCTTGTATACCTCTTGCTACAAGAACGTTTGGGTCTTTTATAGACTTTTCATAGTAGACGAAATATACAGTATCAATCATATATTTTCTACCCATTCCACCAGACCTGACCATTACTTTACTTCTACAGTTCGGACAGGTAGTTTCTTCATTATGTTTTAAACTATATGTCTTAATTTCCGTTTCACAGTGCGTACAAAATCCATACTGTTGTTTCTTATCTTTACGAGTAAATATATACCTACTGAATTTAAAAGCCTCTTCTATCGCATATTTCTTTACTCCATCGCTTATATTTTTTTCAAAGTGTTTAGTGCATTCTTTGTTTCTAGCATCTACTTCCACTACATTCATCTCCTAAAAATCTAATTCAACATTAAAATCAATTTCTGATTCCTTCTTTTTTGTAACAGGAGCTTCTACTGCCGGCTCTTTAATTTTAGAAGGTATATTCGTAATGGAGGATTCAATCCCAAAATACTTCAGTACAATTCCGAACCCTTCTTGATCAGTGAGCACCGCACAACTACCGATTCGCCTTTTCTCTGCTACCTTTTTCATTTCTCCAAGACTTAATCCTATGGTCTTGTCGGCATTTAATATTTTTTCTGCCGATGATGGGTTTGCAATTAGATGTTCGATAAGAAACCCTCCTACTACTTGACCATAAGTATTGTTCTTGCTACTATCCATTTCAGTCTTTAATTTTTTAATTGCTTTTTCTAACATGCCTGTGTGCCTCCCTTTCCATAGCATCTTTATCAAATTTATAACTCCCATGTTTGCCTTTCATAACAACAGGTACAAGGTTAGTAACAAGGATATCTTCTTTTTTCTTATCAACTACAACCGGATTTATTACATCAATTTTCCAGTTAATTCCTTCAACCTTAGGGTTTATTATCTCTTTTACTGAACTGATCAATCTTTCAGTTCTTCGTGCTGCACGTTCCATGGCTTCATCGAATATTTTATCTTTGTTCTCATTAAATGCTTCTTTACCTTTAGCGAATGCATCTGAAACTATTTTTTCTATATTAATATCAGTGGTTATAGGCTCTTGAGTAACTTCCTTTATTGGTGATTCATTAGCCACTTCTGTGATTTCATTGTCCATTTTGGTTTTAATATCGACATTACTGTGATTTAATACCGTTTTTTGTGATTTATTGGCCGCGTCTTTACTGATTTTAATTTTTGCTTTCATATCCTTTTCAAGCGCAACGTAATACGGTTTAGACATAAATTCTTTTCTCCAAGCTGGGTAATAAGTGAAAGCAGTTGCTTTTGATACCCCAGTTGTACTCATCGCTATTTCAATAGCTCTTTCGCGTTTAGCTTCTGAGTGTGCATAAAATATTTCAAAACATTCATCTTTTTTACTCATTTTAAACCTCCTAATTATTAATAAATTCCCAATTCCAATTCATACTCTGATAAACTGATTGGCTTAATAATCTTTTTAACGCTTCTGCAATAGTCACATTTCCCACAGTACATAGGTTCTATCAATCCTTTTCTTACTTCCGTAATATGTGAAAGTCTGTTTTCAATTTCTGCTAATTTATCAGATATAAAGTTTTTACCCATGTAGATGACTTCGTGATCAGGAACTTCTTGCTTGTCCACAACTATTAAATATGGTTCCAAATAATCCACAAGTCCTATATTCTGTTTTAAAATCTCTGCATAAATTGCTATTTGAGTGTAATAATCATATTTATTTATAAAGGTTTCTTGGCCTCTAATTTCTTTGTTCCAGTAACTTTCTTGTAAATTCTTAGTTGTTTTTATATCAGCAAAATAACCTTTTTCTAGATTAAGAATATCCACTTGAATTTTAAAATCTACACCTGCTATAGCACCAGTGAATATCTGTTCCTTTGCGCCTTCCCTAATTTTTTCTACAAGCGGATCATTCCTAAGGACATTAATCATTTCATCACCTAGAGCATATTTAGCTAATAATTCGCTGCTATTCTTTTTAAATAACTGTGGTGTAGTTGACATAAACTCTTGCAAATCTCCACTACTCCAGGCATGTACGTAACTTCCTAATAGAAATGCTGGATTTTCTTTTTCTATCCATTCACCTTTTTTAATTGCTACTTGTTTTGCTTCGCATCCACCATGGAGAATATCCCAAGCTTTAAAACTAGATGAACCCATGTAGAGGTTTTCTGCTTCTCTGCTAAAATAGTTTTGTCTAGTTAGTTCCATTAGTATCGTCCTCCCCTGGAAATTCTTCATAATCTGTTTCAATTATGTTTTCATCTGTTTCAACCTTATCTTTTACAGTATTGAAAGTGTCTGGCACTTCTTCAGTAACATCAATTTTAGCTTTTAGATTTCCACCGTTTTCCTCGTCTGAGTAAATTCCCATTAATAAATCTGAACAATATAATCTTCCAAAGAAACTTGCAGCCCTATATCTAATCATTACTTCCGGCATGGTTTTCCATTTGCTACCTAACTTAGTTGACCATTCTTCTGTTTTCGCCATTTTCATCGTAATTACTGGGCCTGTTATTTCTTCTCCCTCGTAATCTTTTGCATAAGCATAACAAGACATTTCCTCGCCCTTGCCCTCTAACTTAAATTTTAAACTTTCAGAATATCTCTTTGAACTGTTTATAGCTGCGATGATAAATTGAGAGCTCCAAGATGGTCTACCTTTTACAATGTATAAGTTCTGCATAACCATCATCGGGGACATTCCCATCCTGTTAGACATATCTAAGGCTACCAATGCATTAGACACGTTGTTTCTGTAATCCTGTGGCACTATTGTAGATTTAGATAGTGCCATTGCCATTCTTTGCGCTACTTCAAATTTGTCTTGATTCTCAAAAATTGATATTGAGTTGTTTTCTACTGGCACAATCTTATTCTCTGACATCTTCACTCACTCCCTCTATTGAAAATTCCTTTTCCTTAACAATTGTCACAAATGCCTGAATATCATTAACTTCGCAAATGTCCAAAACTTTCTTTTGCTCGGATTGATTTAATCTTTCGAATCCGTCAAGACACATTATTTTAAGCTCTCCCATGCGTTGTAGAGATATATTAAATGCTACTTCCAGCTTTTCTCCATCACTTAAACCATCTAGTAAAGTTCCATGAATTCTAATCATCCCTTTTTCATCTACACCAATACCATTGATAGGAAGTTTGTGTGTCTTTAAAAGGTCCGCAGGCTTCTGTCTAGCGATATTTATCTGTTTAGTTAATAATGTACTAGAGAGTTTCTTCTCTGCTAACTGACCGTTAATAATACTCTGTAGCCTGTCCCATTCTCTGAGATAACCTTTCATTTTTTCTACATTATCCGCTTCAATTTGTAATGGCTTAATATCAACCTCTTCATTGCTTTCTAGGTATTTTTTAGCCTTGCTGATTTTATCTGTAGCTGCATCAATTTTCTGGGTAGAATCTTTTTCTAATGAAGCAAACTCTAATTCTTTTTTTTCATCTAATCCCAGGAGTTCTGATTCTTTAACAGATACTTTTTGATTTTGAAGTTGAATCAAGTCCTTTTGCTCCTCTTTATTTTTTGCTGCATTAGAGTGACATTCCTCATTTCTAGCTTGGAATTTATCCTTTGCTTCTCGCTTTTTCACTTCAAATTGTTTTTCAATATCAGATAATTCTTTATCATACTGAATAGCACTCCCACTTAAATTATTTTCCAAGTCTAAACTAGCTTTATCTAGTTCAGCTTTTGCTTTATCTATTTTGTTTTTACTTAAGTCTACAATGTCTTTAATGTCAGATTCCATTTCCCTATACTTCAAAGTAACTTTTGATTTTTGATTTTCCGTATCGCTATTAATAGCAGAAACCTTTTCATCGAAACCTTTTTGGAGTTCTTTGGCCTTGTCTATCCACGAATTAACTTCTTGCGCCTTAGTTATCTCTGCGTAATACTCTTGAATGTTTTTATCTTTCCATTCATCTCCTACATAGTTTGGTGGCAACTCTTTTTCTATGGCATTACATTGGATCTCTAATACATGTATTTGCCTATTAATTTCTGTTCTTTCTGCAAATGCTTTAACTTCTATATCCTTAAGAATCTGTAATATATGCTTATCATAATTAATCCCCAGGACTTCTTCTCCAAACCATGCTTTTATATCTTCCATGGTCCAGTTAACTTGGATCATATTTAAAATAATTTCAGTTTGATTTTTAATATCCATATTTACGAAGTCTAAAGGTCTAAATATATCCCCAGATATAAGCTTTCTAAGTTCCTTTTCCGTAGAATTGATTGCCTTGCCTTCTTGCCTAAGCTTCATGTAGTCAGATTTTTCATTCCTTATCCTTCTATCAATTTCCAAACCATTGTCACATTCAACGTACAGGGTTGCCTCCTCTTCGCCATGTCTTACAACCTCTGTTCTTCTTCTATTATTAGAGAAGGCTGCTTCTATAGCTTCAAGTACACTTGTTTTCCCACTACCTTTTACACCCTCTAAGATATTTATTCCCTCGCTTGGGTTCCAACTCAATTCATCAACACCCACAAAATTACTAATTTTCAATGCTTTAATTTTCATTTATATTTCCACCCTCCCTTATTTTTCTTCCTTTAAAACCTCAACAATGATTTTTATAGAATCATTGTTGTATTCATCTCCTGAATTAGGGCCATCTATAGACCTTAGATTCTGTAATACTTCTTCTAGGGCTTGCTTGTATTTTTCTTTCACCTATGCAACCTCGCTTTCTTTGTGCTATAATTTAATAAGATTTTTATTTTCCTGAGGACCCTCTCCAAAGGGTTCTTTTTTATGCGCATTTTCTGAATACCTCTACACATCTAACTGCTATATCTATTACATAATTTAAGCTTGTACACTTTTTAAAGCTAACTCTGTTGAACTTTAAATCATCGGTCACTATTCCACATATAATTGCAAATTCTGTATTGCTAAGATGTCCTACTCTATTTTCTAATGCTTTTCTAAACATCTTTCTTTCCTCCCATGATAATTTTCAACTACTATATAATCTGAAAATGCTTCAACCGTAATGTTTATGCACTTTTTGTACTTCTTCATCAGCCATTTTTTCTCTGTATAATTTTTTACTGGTATGACTTGCACAAATTGCATTTTGTTCTAATCCTCCTTCATCAAGTTTTTTCTTGAATCTAGAAATTCATTTTCTTTAAATTTAAATTTAGGTTGAATTTCATTACATTGGCTACAAGGCTCTTGGTTTACGTTTGCGCCAATGTAATAACATTGTTTACATCTAGTTTTTGGTGCTGTCATTATTTTCCCTCCCTAGAATTTGTCTGTTATATTCTCTTAAGATTTCTATTTCTTTTTTGTTTCGCTTGATTTGATTTAGTAACCCTCTGTTTTGCATCTTAAGTATTAAAATATCTTTTTCATGGATTTTTAACCAATTTTCATCCACTGGCTTGTCCTCCTTAAAACTCTTCTATTTCTTTAATTTTATCTTCATACCTTTTTATATTTCTCTTAGCATCCAATGTTGCGCTGTGTTCTACACCATTACTAAAATCAAGTAGCCCTTTTAAACGTTCTTTTTCTCTTTCTAAATTTTCTTTCCAAAATGGTAAATCTATTTTTGATAGTTTTTTCTGGAATGATGAGTTGTTTTCCATGACACCCGCTCCTTTTTCATAATATAATTTCTTCCATAAATTCTTCTGTTTCTATATTTAAATCTACAAATGGAATAACTTCTGAAAGTGTATTTGCGATGCATTTTGCTAATTCAATAACCGTATACAATCTTGTATTTTGCAATGTCATAAACCCTAAGCATCCACTCAAATTGACAATACCTGTTATTGAGATATCTCCTACTGGTGGAAGGTCTTTATTAACTCCAGCCCCAGGATGTAATGATTTATCTTCAATTCTTATACAACCAATAGATTTCAAATCTCCCAAACAAGCATCTATTCCAATTATTAGAGAATCATCAGGCACACATCCCATTCTTTCTTCAATGTTTTTTGCATGTAATGGATATTCAAGACTTCCAACTATATTTACATTTCCCCATTTCTTTCGTTCAAGGAGGTCTCCTACAATAGGTCCAAGACTATCCCCAGTGCATCTATCTGTTCCTATGCATGCTATAGTAATAGAATTATATTTTTTAATAGAAATTTTTTCTGTAATTAAATTATTCAAGTATGTTATTAATTCATCTTTCATTTCACTATTTTCTTTTATATTGCTCAAATGACATTTCATTCTTACCCTCCATAATTCATTTACCCTCTGCTGGGGTGCATTTTATTTTTCAGATATGATGGTCTATTTTGATGCGAATACAATATACATATTTTAACAAGTGTTTGTTATTATAGGTATATATGAGAAGCTCCGGTGATACTTTAAACGTAAGCATAACTGGTGAAATAAGAATATCTTACGAAGGTCTTAAATTCACAGAAAATTTTAAAGCTTAAATCATATCATTACTAATGTAATTTTTGAATAAGTGTGTTGGAATAAACTTTTTCCTTTAAGGCTTCCAGCACATCTTCATAAAAATTCATTGTCACTTTGTTTTTAACTAAAACCCCCAATAATTCTTGTGCAATTTCATTGATGTTAACTGCTTTACTCATTTTTATACTTCCTTTCTTTTATTAAAGGTATTTGTTATTATCTGTAGAACCCTATCACCATAAGGAGGTGATATTTATATGAGCACATTTGCTAAAATTAAATGCTTAAACTGTGGTAACTCTTACGAAATCTATCGAGATTCAAGTATTGATAAACCTGTCAATTGCCCACACTGCTATGCTGAAATAGATGAAACAATGTGGAAGCAGTTAGTAGATGCAATAGGAGCTGTTGCAGATTTAAACCAACATTTTCATAAATACCATTTAGAGCGTAATGAAGACCTATTTAGTGCATCGTTTGAAAATGTTTATGTTCCGTCAGATAAATCTAAAACTTAGAACTTATGCAAAGTAATATATTTTAGTTGATCCAATAAATCTTTGAATGTATTTGGGGTGCTGTCTAAATTGTATTTCCTTATAATTTCAGACAGTTCTCTAATTACCTCTCCATATTTCTGTTTACCACCTAACCCTATAATTAAAAATTCTTTTCTTGATTCATCGATATTTTTACCATTGGCTAATATTTTTTTATGATTCAATCCACATGTTTTACATAGTTCATTGTTTAATTCATTCATATCTTTTCCTCCTTAAATTTATTACCCTCTTCTGCTGGCTTTTCTAATGTTTCTTTCATTGATTTTCCTCCCCATTTTAATAACCAAAACTGTTATATCCCCAGGCAATTCTATGGGTGTTCTATCTGCGCTATATTTTTTAGTTATATTAATGTTATAGCCTTCTTTGTATAGCCTGTCATGGAATGCCTGTACTCCTATTCTGCTTTCCAACTCTTTCGCAAGGTCTTTAGTTGAGACATTTTTAAAATTTTCATAATATGTTCTCAGTGACTGCCCACATTCTTCAAAATCCTTAATTAACATTTCTATTTGCTTTTCTGTTTTGGCTTCCTTTAACCATCCTATAGTAAGCTCTAAATTATCTATTGATTGACCTAAATTTATAAATGATTGTTTTATTTCCACTTAATTCCCTCCTTTTAATTTTTTACAATAATCTCTCTCCAGTATCTTCTTGCATTTGACCTTCCGTTGGTGATTCCAGTGCTACGAATGATTTTACCGAATTTTATTGAACTAACCTTTTCTACACACCTTTCTTTACACCACTTAACATAAGCACCATACAATTCTGGAATTGTAGTTCTTCCTGCTTGCATCTTACATTCTTCTAAAAGAAAATCTGACACATGAGATTTAAGTTCAGTGCTAGGGGATTCTCTTTGACCATTCACTGGTTCCAAAAATTCTAATGGTAATTCAATCCCTGCTTTTCTTAAGATGCCCTTGAACACTATTAACTTTTGATTTGATGTACAATTAGCTTCGTCTAGTAATGGAGAAATATCTGCCATTAACTTATTTGTACTTTCGAATGATTGGGCTTTAAATTCTTTAACTCCGGAATATTCTCCATGTTTTCTGATGGAAGGTAGCACCTCATCAAATATCCAACTTTCAAACCTTTCTGCTCCTGGTAGTTCTGATTTTGCTGTTAACCTGTATATATCACCTTCGGAAATAACATTCATTTGTTGCTCTCCGCTATTTGTAGGGACTGCGTGTTTCACGTACCCCTTGCAATGTCTTGCAATTGCATCATTTGGGTTTTTATATCCTAATGCCCTTGCTACATCAATTCCTACTGCAAAATCTTTTTCATTTACTTTTATCCATCTTATTTCTCCAAACCGTTCATTTTTAAATATCTGTAAATTACTCAATTCCTTTTCCTCCTTTTGTAAATAGTTAAAGGTTTTTATATTTTCTTGTAGAATAGTACCTCTTTGAGGAGGTGACACTAATGCAATACTTCACAATAAAAACAGTTAATTGTTATGCCAACCAAATTGCAATTCCAATTAAATGTAAGTACGTATATCAAGAACCACTTGAAAACTATAAGGATGCTATTCTTGCATACCCAGACTGCCAAATAGGCAAAGGTGAATTTGTAGGGATGGTATGCCCTCAAACTGATAAATGTCCTTTTGAAACTATTCCTAAAGTTCTTCCTTACCCATACTAAGTGGATAAGTTACCGACTTTACCATCTCGAATTCAAATGTTTTTAAACTTTCTAAAGTAGATTGTAATTTTTGAATTTGATTTTCTGTTAGTTTTAATATTGTTTCAAAATCTTCTATATTCCCAATATGGAACATAACTAATTCTTTTATTGATTGATCTGAAATTTGTACTTTCGGATCAATTTCCTTTTTATTAACCTTCATTACTGTTTTTCCTCCTTATAATTCGTTTACCCTCTGCTGGGGTGTATTTTATTTTTCAGATATGATGGTCTATTTTGATGCGAATACAATATACATATTTTAAGAAGTGTTGGTTTTTTATAGCTAGAAATGAATTTTTAATTAGGCCTCTCAGCCTATATTTTCTTGTAAATTATAAACATGTCCTGTAGCTAATATTTGTACTCTTGCAATAATTTCTTCTGCTTTTTTAAGTTTTAATTTAAGCTCCTCAATTTCTCTCTCTAGTTTTCTTCTTTCTATTGGAGAAAATCTTTCTAACTTAGTCCCTTCAATCTCTGCAATATGTTGAGGACTGAATCTTATACTAGGTAATCCTTTTACAGGGGTTATTATTCCTTTAGCCCTATAATCGTCTATTGCATGTTCAGACACTTGCCATCTTTCTCCTAAGTCTTTTTTAGTTAAAAGTTTGTCCACACTATTCGCCCCTTTAATCATTGTATTTCCGTCATTTTCAATAAAAAATTAAGGTCAATACTTAAAACATTGGCTATTGAAACCAAACTTTTAACAGATGGTGCATACCTTCCAGCTTCAATATCCGATACATAACTTCTTGATAAGTTGCTCTTATCAGCCAGTTGCAATTGCGTTAAGCCAATTTCATTTCTATGTTTGCTTATTATGTCACCAATTATTTTCTTTTGTTCTGCGCTCATTCCATCACCTTCTTCCGATAAATTTAGTATAAGGTATATCCGTCATTTTGTAAAAGCCCATATTAACCCAATTCAAGCCAAATTAAACTATTGTATGGAATTAAACCCTTGTATACTTGTCCTTCCGTCGCTTTACTTGTTATTCCGTCACATATTGCGTATATAAATACTTGTATATCCGTATAATATAGAATATAATTAATTTAAGTCGTATATACCGACTATACAAAGGAGACTAAATTAAATGGATATAGGTTCTAAAATCAAAGAATATAGGAATAAAGAAGGCTTGACCCAAGTTGAGTTAGCTAATAAAGCAAATATATCAAGAAGTTATTTAGGCGATGTAGAGAAGAATAGATATAATGCAAGTGTAGAAACTCTTCAAAAAATAGCAGCCGCTCTTGGAATACCAGTTTCTGAATTGCTTACTACTGAAGAAAGGTTAGACTTGGCGACAGGATCCCTCAATGAAATAAACCAAACTATTGCACAATATTACGTATCAAATACTAATGAAACTAACATTGAAGAATTACAACTTGATGCAGAGACTAATTTATTAATGAATAAAATAAAAAAACTCTCTAAAAAAGAGAGAAAAATTGTTGATGTATTGGTTAATCAACTACTTAAGGAGGAGTAAAATAAAATGCAATATTCAACACTCATAAGAAAAAAAGATAAAGGATACCAATATATTATTACTTATAAGGAAAACGAAAGCGATATTAAATGGAAAACTAAAAGCAAACAAGGTTATGCTTTAAATAAAGCCGGCAAAGAATTAGCTCGGCTTGAAATGGATGATTCTGTTTTGGAGTTAAAAAAAAGAGTCAAAAATCCGATTAATCCCGAATTGAAAAATATAACATTTGATAAGTTTTCTAAAATGTATATTAAACATGCTAAACTATATAGAGAAGCCAACACAATAATTACATATCAAACTGTTTTGAATCGATTTTCAGACTTGAACGACATTGAAATAGATAAAATAACACTAATGGATATACAGGGCGTTATCGATAAGTTGACGATTGAAGGATTGAATCCAAATACAATACATGACTATATTAGAAAGCTTAATATAATTTTTAATTCTGCCATGAATGAGTATGATTTGATAACTAAACTACCGACTAGAAAATTAAAATATAATGTATCTAAGATAGCTAAAAATAAAAGGGCGCTAAACGCTAGTGAAGAAAAACTTATACTTAAAGAAATTAAAAATACAGATTTTAATTTTGTGATTTTGATTGCTCTAAAATGTGGATTAAGAATTGGTGAAATAGTTGGATTGACCTGGGATAACATTGATGTGAAAAATTCATCAATCAAAGTAACTCAGCAGTGGAAAAAACTTCCTACAGGTGAATATAATTTTGGAACATTAAAGTCAAAAAATTCCTACCGTAATGTTCCGATTCCCCAAAAGGTACTTCATAAATTTAAGAGTTTTAAAAAAGTTGAAAATTTAAATGGTAGAGTTTTTAATTTTAAAAATACTGCCTCAACAGCCATTGCTCTAAATCGTGCATTAGAAAAATATAATATAACTGTTCATGAGCTCCGTCATACATATGGTAGCAAATTAATAGCTAATGGTATGAACTTTGAAGATGCTGCGGAGCTCTTAGGTCATACTGCTCAAGAAACAATGAAAACTTACTCTCATGTAAATGATGATATGCGGAAGAAAGCGGTTAAGCTAATTAATAAAATTTTTTAA